AGAAGCTTATATTTAAAAGCCAAGAACTGTACCCGAAAATCTGGAAGGGTATCAAATGGTCAGAACGAAAGATGCAGTGGGTTGCTCCGTCAGGGGCGAGACTGTGGATGTCTTACCTCGACAGAGATGATGATGTTCTACGATATCAAGGACTAGCGTTTAGTTGGATAGGCTTTGACGAACTTACACAGTGGGCAACACCTTATGCTTGGAATTATATGAGATCACGTTTACGTTCTACGGCATCTGACTTGCCTATCTATATGAGAGCTACAACAAATCCCGGTGGACGAGGACATCATTGGGTAAAGAAAATGTTTATTGACCCTGCACCGTATAATAGTACATTTAATGCCACAGACGTTGAAACAGGAGAGGAACTTAAATATCCTTCAGGACACCAAAAAGCAGGACAGCCTTTATTTAAACGTAGGTTTATACCTGCACGACTTACAGACAACCCTTATTTATCTGAGCAAGGAGATTATGAAGCAATGCTTTTATCCCTTCCTGAACAGCAAAGAAGACAATTACTGGAAGGCGATTGGGATATTAAAGAAGGAGCAGCTTTCACCGAGTTTGATCGCAACATACATGTGGTTGAGCCTTTCCATATACCTAGTAATTGGGTTAAGTTTCGGGCATGTGACTATGGGTATGGAAGTTATTCTGCCGTTGTCTGGTTTGCTGTTGCTCCGTCAGAACAACTCGTAATATACAGAGAGTTGTATGTATCAAAAGTATTAGCTACAGACTTGGCTGATATGATACTAGAAGAAGAAGCAGAAGACGGTAACATGAAGTATGGAGTGCTAGATAGTTCGTTATGGCACAAAAGAGGAGACACTGGTCCTAGCTTGGCAGAACAAATGATTATGAGGGGATGCAGATTTAGACCTTCAGATAGAAGTAAAGGAAGTAGAGTATCAGGTAAAAATGAAGTACATAGAAGATTGCAAATTGATGAATATACAGAAGAACCGAGAATGGTTTTTTTCAACACTTGCACTAACATGGTTTCGCAACTACCTGCAATACCTCTTGATAAAAAAAATCCTGAAGATGTAGACACTAATTCAGAAGATCACTTGTATGACGCATTAAGATATGGTATAATGTCAAGACCACGGTTTAGTATATTTGACTATGATACTGCAGGAAGACCATCACAATCAATGCCTGTAGCTGACGCAACATTTGGATATTAATAATATGGCAGAAGAAGACAACACAATAGACGAAGAAATATTTATAGATGATTCATCTGTATCATTAGAAGACTCTGACAACGGTACAGAAGATGAATACAAAAGTGGTAACATTATTCCATTTATTATGGAAAGATACAAGAGAGCCGATGACTACAGAGAACAAGATGAACAAAGATGGCTCAGAGCTTACAGAAACTATCGTGGACTATATGGTTCAGATGTGCAGTTTACTGAAGCAGAAAAATCAAGAGTATTTATAAAAGTAACAAAAACTAAAACTCTGGCTGCATATGGTCAGATAGTAGATGTTTTATTTGCAAACAATAAATTTCCATTAACAGTAGAGCCTACAGAACTACCAGAAGGTGTAGTAGCTGATGTAAGCTTTGACCCTAAAGAACCAGAGAATATAAGAGGTGCTTTGGATGAAATGGAAAGTCCTTATGGTTTTGCAGGGGACGGTAAAGATTTACCTGCAGGAGCTACAAAAGAAAGTTTAGCTGAAAAGTTAGGACCTTTAGAGGGTAAGTTTGATGACGTAGAAAATTTGCGAGAGGGTGTAGGCAAGACACCTACGGCTGTTACATTTAGTCCTGCAATGATCGCTGCAAAAAATATGCAGAAGCAAATACATGACCAGTTAGAAGAATCAAATGCAAACAAACATCTACGAAGCACAGCTTTTGAAATGGCTTTGTTTGGTACTGGTGTTATGAAAGGACCATTTGCTGTAGACAAAGAATATCCAAATTGGGACGAAGAAGGTGAATACAGTCCTGTATTTAAAACAGTACCACAAGTTTCACATGTGTCAGTATGGAACTTCTTTCCTGATCCTGATGCAAACAATATGGATGAAGCACAGTATGTAATAGAGAGACACAAACTTTCAAGGTCACAGCTACGTGCATTAAAGAAACGACCTCATTTTAGAGGTACAATAATAGATGAAGCGATTGCACTAGGCGAAAACTATAACAAAGAATATTGGGAAGATGACTTATCTGATTACTCACCTGAACATGCAATAGCACGATATGAAGTGTTAGAGTATTGGGGAATGTGTGACACACAAATGCTCATAGATCAGGGAGTAGATGTACCTAGTGAGCTATCAGATTATGATGAAATACAAGCTAACATATGGATATGTAATGGCAAAGTGTTAAGAATGGTGTTAAATCCATTTAAACCTGCTACTATACCTTACATGGCTGCACCTTATGAACTTAACCCATACAGCTTTTTTGGTGTGGGTATTGCAGAAAACATGGACGATACACAGACATTGATGAACGGCTTTATGCGAATGGCTGTTGATAACGCTGTAATGTCAGGTAATCTGCTTATAGAGATAGATGAAACCAACTTAGTTCCCGGACAGGACTTGAGTGTATATCCCGGAAAAATCTTTAGAAGACAAGGCGGCGCTCCCGGACAAGCTATTTTTGGTACAAAGTTTCCAAACGTATCAAACGAAAACATGCAACTGTTTGATAAAGCACGAGTGCTTGCAGACGAAAGTACAGGACTGCCAAGCTTTGCTCATGGACAAACGGGTGTACAGGGTGTAGGACGAACTGCATCAGGTATATCTATGCTTATGAACGCAGCGAGTGGTGGTGTAAAGAATGTTATAAAAAATGTAGACGATTACTTGCTTAGACCTTTAGGTGAAGGACTGTTTAGATTTAACATGCAGTTTAACTTTGATAAAAACACTAAAGGTGATTTAGAAGTTAAAGCTAGAGGTACAGAAAGCTTAATGGCAAACGAAGTGCGTAGTCAAAGACTTATGCAATTTCTACAAGTGGCAAGTAATCAGTCGCTTGCACCGTTTGCAAAGTTTCAATACGTAATACGAGAGATAGCTAAGTCACTGGACTTAGATCCAGAGAAAGTAACCAACAACATGGACGAAGCTGCACTACAAGCAGAAATAATGAAGAAATTCCAACAGCAACAGCCCCCACAACCACAGTCAGCACCTGCAGGAGCAAACCCAATGGACCCCACAGGAGCAGGTGGTGCGACTATAGGAACAGGGCAAGTACCAATGCCACAAGAACAAGGATTTACAGGAAATGAACAACCAAGTCAACGACCTCCAGAACAAGCTACTGAGCAAGCTCAAGCCCCTAGTCAACAACAAGGACCAATGGGACGGCTTCAGTGAATACGTTAATTACCTAATAGCACAAAACCACGCTATTATGGAACAAACAAATGATTTAGTTATACTGCACAGATCGCAGGGAGCTATTTTAATGTTACGCAGACTACGGCAGTTAAGGGATGCAGTAAATTCTAATGGAAAAGCTTAAATTTGCAGATGGTTCAAGTGGTTCTACTAATGCTATAACCGAACATCATTTTAGAAATATAGCAGAGAAAAAAGCAGTTAAAAATAAAGATGGTTCTTTATCTACCGTAAAAACAAGAATAGTTGAAATAGATGGTGTAGAAACATTAATACCAACTATATGGGACGGAAAAGAAAGAAGTATACAAGAATCTATAAAAAGAGCAAAAGAAAGTGGTAAAAATTATCCAAAAGCTTTACCTACTAAAGAGGGAAGAGAAGCGTTACAAAAACTTGATAATGCTATACATGTTGAAATGAAGCCTATATCTGCAGAAAAAGCTAAAGAAATATTAGAAAATAGATTTGATCCCCAAGGAGAGGGATATGATTTTGAAACTGCTGATAAATTTAATATAAAACCTGATAAAAGTGGACATTATCAAAGTAGAGTGCCTGAAACTGGAATGATATTAAAGGGAAAGAACCATCCTACTTTTCATAAAACAGTAAAAGCAGATGAAGAATTAGGTTATAGAATAGTACAAGGAACAGATGGTAGGTACTATTCATTTAAGAAACCGTTAGCTAGGGCTGAAGGAGGAGCAATAATGGAAAATCAAATGGAAATGGCTTTCATGCAGGAAGGTGGAATGCAAGATGATGGAGGAAAAGTAGAGCCAACATCAGGTAACGAAGTTCCTTCTGGATCACTAGAAGATGAAGTCAAAGATGATATACCTGCGATGTTAAGCGAAGGAGAGTTTGTATTTCCTGCTGATGTTGTTCGTTTTATTGGTTTAAGCAATCTAATGAAGATGCGTCAAGATGCCAAGCAAGGCTTAAAGATGATGGAAAAAATGGGACAGTTAGGTAATCCAGACGAAGCTGAGATACCCGATGATGTTCCATTTGAAATGGCAGACTTGGTTGTTGTAACAGGCGAGATGAAAGAAGAAGATAAAGAAGAAAAAGCTGAAGGTGGTGTAGTAGGATTACAAACAGGTGGTTTATTAAATGACCCAAGATTTACAAGTCAAACAACTGCAGGAACACAGCCAACAGAATACACTGAAGAAGAAAAGCAAGAGATAAAAGATGCATTAGAGGGTACACCTACTCGTGGACAAGTAACACTTAAAAAGATAGTCAACCCAGACAATCCAGAAGATTTTGAGATGCATCCTTATGATGGGGACGAGCCAATGTTTCCATTACCAGAGGGATATGTTTTAGATGATACACCTACTGAGCAACACCTTGATACAAGACCTTCAGGCAGAGTAACAACAGGAACAGATTCAGGCGATACAGGTGGGGGTTCTCAAACAGGAAGATTTACTGAGCCAGTAATAGATCCATTTACAGGACAACCTGAAGCTAGACCTACAGTAGAAATGTCTCAGGATACTGATATGTTAGCAAAAAATATAAACCCACAAACTAACAAACCTTATGGCAAGGAGTTTGCACTATTTAATAAGGATGGTGTACCAATAAGATTACAGGAATCTACATTTAATAATTTAGTAAAAGAGTATGAGGATTTAAAAAATGTTGAAAATGCAAAAATAACATTTCAACAATACTATAATTTGCCGACATATGATAAAGTTAGATTTGCATTAAAGAATAGATTAGGTAGTGAGCCATCTGCAGAACAAATAAAAAAAGCTATAAATGCATCACAAGAAGGTGGTACAGGATTAGCAGGAATACTAAGTCCACTTACAGGCGTTATTAAAAGTTTCTTTAGCTCTAAAGCGGCAGAAAAAGGAAAAATAGATCCAGAATCTGCATATGTACAACGAAGAGAAAAAGTAGCAGATGCAGGAAAAACATTAAAAGAGCTAGAAGATTTAGCATCTCCAAAGTCTGCAGAAAGAAATAAACCATTAAGCATGGAGCAGTTACAAAAATATACAGATGCAAGGTCTATTCAAGCTCAGTCACCTCTTCCTACTGCCTTTAAAGGTGTTACTGATCCAATGGATAAAGCCTTACGTGGCATACGAACAGGAAAAGACAAAAAGACTGGAAAAGATATTCCTATAGTTAGAAGTGTTGATCCACGAACAGGAAAACTAGACCCAAATGCTCAAGTTACCCCTGCTATTATGGATAGAATAATAAAGAATGAACAACAAGTAGCACAACGTACTAGAGATGCTTATAGTGATCCTAGTTTAAGTATAGCAGAAAGAGAAAGACTAATACATGGAGTACCTACAGCATCAGAAGATTTTTGGAGTGGTCCTGCAGGAGGTGGTTCAAATGAACCCGGAAGTGGGGGTGCAACCAGTGGGTTTGGCTTTAGGTCTAACAAAGGTGGTATGGCTAAACCCAAAGCAAAACCTAAAAGAATGAAGAAGGGTGGACTAGCTTCAAAGAAGAAAAAATAAGTTCACAATATGTTGGCTACCTAACTCCCCGAAACACACGGCAACAGTTAGCCCTAACGAAAGGCAAGTAATATGGCAGAAGCAGAAGTAATGACGAAGGAAGCTACTCCTAAAAAAGTAATGGCATTAGCATCTCGTAAGTATTCAAGAGATGACAAAATTCAAAAGGATCAAGAAGAATTAAATAAACTTTTAGCTGAACAAAAAGGTGAAAGCGAAGAAGTTAAAGAAGAGGTAAAGGAAGCAAAAGAACCTGAACCTACTACAGCAGAAGAAAAGACGTTTAAAAAACGCTATGGTGATCTGCGTAGACATGCTCAACAAAAGGAGACTGATCTGCAGGAGCAGATTAATCAACTTAGAACACAGCTTGACAGTGCAACTAAAAAACAAATAAAGCTACCAAAGTCTGACGAGGACATTGAAGAGTGGACAAAGCAATATCCTGACATTGCTGCCGTTGTTGAAACAATAGCTATTAAAAAGTCTCGTGAACAGGCAAAAGACTTAGAGGATAGAATAAAGCAGATTGATGAAATGCAACATTCAGCTACAAAGGAAAAAGCTGAAGTTGAATTATTAAGGCTTCATCCTGACTTTGCTGAAATAAGAGAAAGCGATGACTTTCATAATTGGGCAGAGGAACAGCCTAAGTGGGTTCAACAAGCGTTGTATGATAACGATACAGATGCAAAGTCGGCATCACGAGCTATTGATTTGTACAAAGCCGATAAAAACATTGGCAAGAAAAAAGTAGACACAAAAGATGCTGCATTTGCAACAAACACAAAGTCAGCACGTACTAAACCTCAGACAAATGATGAGTCAAGTTATTTAAAAGAGTCACAAGTACAAAAAATGTCTTCTGCTGAGTATGAAAAGAGAGCAGACGAGGTTATGGAAGCAATACGTACTGGAAAGTTCGTATATGATGTTTCTGGATCTGCAAGATGAGTATAATATATAAACCACAAAAAGAAATGGAGTTGTTTGCTCCGTTTGGACCTACTATGGGATATTTTCGTATGCCGTATGAATTGGTTGAAAAGTTAAATAGTAAAATGTCTGATAAGTTAAAATCTTATGCAGACAATCTGGTGGGCAAAGTATCTGAAGAGTTGGCTTTTGATGAAGAGATACTTGCAATAGCACAAAAGGGATTAGGACAGTTTGTAGGTAAGTATCAAGCTTATACAGATTTTCGTAATTCTATGGGTGTTAAAAAACTTAATACAGAAAACTTTGACTATGGGTTACAAATAGTATCTGGTTGGTTTGTGCGTCAATTTGAAAATGAGTACAATCCATTACATATTCATACAGGTTCTAGGTTGTCTTGTGTGGGATATTTAAAACTACCAGAGGGAATAGAAGAAGAATGGGAAGAAGACTATAAAGACCACCATCCTGCAAATGGACATATACAATTTGCACACGGAACGTCTGCAGGTTATACAGCTACTAATTTTGTTGTTAAACCTAAAGTTGGTGACTTTTATGTATTTCCGTCACACCTTTTTCATTGTGTTTATCCTTTTTACACAAAAGGAGAACGTAGGTCTTTCAGTATGAATATGAACTTTATTGAAATACCAAAGAAAAAAAGTGTTGACAAATAAAGAATTATGTATATAACTATACATATACTACTAATATGCACTTATAACCCCTTTATGGATTACTTATAAGTGTATATAATTTAACAAAAAACAATACGATGAGAATAACCTAGTTTAACTAGCCCAGAGTGTACATCTGCACCTAGCAATAATTAGCCCCTGTATCAGTAATTGTACTTTGTATTTGTTATGAAAAAGAAGGAGGATTAACTATGGCTTTTTCATCTGCGGCAGGTTATGGCAATTTACCTAATGGTAATTTTTCGCCAGTAATCTACTCCAAACAGGTACAACTTGCTTTCCGTAAGTCATCTGTTGTGGAAGGTATAACCAATTCTGATTATTTCGGTGAAATATCAGCTATGGGTGATACCGTTAAAATTATCAAAGAGCCTGAGATTACTGTAAAATCTTATGCTCGTGGTACTACTATCACACCACAGGACTTAGATGACGAGGATTTTTCTCTTGTTGTTGACAAAGCAAACTATTTTGCATTTAAAGTTGACGATATTGAGGAAGCTCACTCTCATGTAAACTTCCAATCATTAGCAAGTGACAGAGCTGCATACAGATTATCCGATCAGTATGACCAAGAAGTTCTAGGCTATCTAGCAGGTTATAAGCAATCTGCGTTACATGGCACACCTAATGCAGTAAATACTACAGCAAGTGGTGACAAAGCTGTTTCAACAGCTGCCTCAAACGAATTGCTTGCATCTATGCAGGTAGACGCTGAAGACTTCAATGGTGGTTCATCAGGTAACTCTATTGTGGTTCAGCCTAGAGGTGCAGGAGATGGCATTGTAACAACTGCTGCTCACGCTTCTCCAATGCAAGTTCTTGCTAGAATGTCCAGAAAACTTGACCAACAGTTTGTTGACAAGGATGGACGTTGGTTAGTTATTGACTCTGTATTTGCAGAACTATTGAAAGACGAAGACTCCAGAATTATGAATGGCGACTTTGTTTCTTCTAAAGATGAACTTAAAAACGGAATGGTTTTCAGTAACCTACACGGTTTTCAGGTTTATCAGTCTAACAACCTACCTCAAATTGGTAATGGTCCAACAGGAGCTACTTCTACTGGGTCATCTCACTTTGGTGTTATTGTTGCAGGACATAGTTCAGCAGTCGCTACTGCAGAGCAAATTAACAAAACAGAGACATATCGTGACCCTGACAGCTTTGCTGACATTGTTAGAGGTATGCATCTTTATGGACGTAAAATCTTACGACCTGAAGCACTTACTCGTGCTATATATGTATCTAAATTTTAAGGGAGATTGAATTATGGCATTAGGTGATAATACAACCTCTGTATCAAGAGGTAATTCAGCTAGAGGTAGGCAACCATACTTGATTCAAGCTGACCTGAATTTTGAAACTGCGGCTAGTGACAAGGGTACAGCCCTTGCTGCCAATGACGTAATTCCGGGTTTAACTATTCCTGCTAATACTTTAATCATGTGTGCAGGGTTTGAAGTAACAACTGCTCACTCAGGTACTTCAACCGACACTGATTTTGATTTTGGTATTACTGGGGGTGACTTGGACAACTTTGTTGATGGTTTTGACTTTGATGGAGCATCTGTTGGAGACTACGGCTTTAAGGCAGGACAAACTCCTGTTCTTATTGGTGGAACTTCTGACACTATTGATGTTGAAATCCAAGCAATGACAGGCACAACAACAGGTGGTGTAATCCGAATGTTCGCTGTATGTTTAAATGTTGATGATATGGGTACATTGGAAGCATCTGACGTTGACAGAGATCAACTAGCTTAACTTAAAACTTAGGGGGCAGGTGTAACAGGATTGACCTGCCCTCTATTTTAACATAAAGGAATTTTTTAATGGCAGACGCAGTTACAAGTCAAACGATAGAAGATACTCCACACAAACTGGTTATGAAATTTACCAATACAAGTGATGGCACAGGAGAAAGTGCAGTTAAGAAGGTAGATGTAAGTGCATTTACGGCAGGTAATCCTATAGATGGAACTACTGCTTCCACCCTCACAGACGTAAGAATAGATAAAATATATTATAACAACAGTGGTATGTCTGTTAAGCTTCTTTGGGATGCTTCTTCAGACGTGGAAGCCATACACTTAAAAGACACGCAGGGAGAGTTTGACTTTTCTAGCTTTGGTGGTCTAAAGAATAATTCAGGTAGTGGTAAAACAGGAGATATAATGTTTACAACAGTAGGTCATTCTAATACTGACTTTTACTGGGTTGTACTTGAAATGACCAAAGTATCTTAATAACGAGGAGATAGTATGTCAGGTACATACCTTTCATTAACTAACGGTGTTTTAGCAAGATTAAACGAAGTACAATTAACATCTAGTAACTTTAGTTCAGCTAGAGGTATTCAGGTACAAGCACAAAATGCTGTAAATGAAGCTATACGATATATTAATCAAAAAGAATTTAACTATCCTTTTAACCACGCAACAGCTACTCAAACACTAACAGCAGGAGTAGTAAGATATAGTTTACCTACTAGCACTAAAACAGTAGACTATAACACGGCAAGATTAGTAAAAGACAGCGATCTTGGTACAAGTGGTGGCAGATTAGCTGTGTTAAATTATAATGACTATATAAGTAATTATATAACACAAGAAGATGAAATCAATTCTACAACGGCTGCAGAAGCTATTGATACGTCTGAAACAGAAATAGATTTAACAAGTGCTTCTGACTTTGATAGTACAGGCACAGTGTATATTGGTAATGAACAAATATCATACACAGGCATCAGCACTAATACATTAACAGGTTGCACTCGTGGAGCAAGTTCTACTACGGCAGCATCTCACGATAACGGTACAACAGTTACACAATTCACAGGGGGTGGTATTCCAAGATATATTATCCGATCTGCTGATAATAACTATCTACTCTACCCTTTTCCCACAAAAAAATACAGCATAAAGTTTGACTACTATACATTTCCAACAACATTGTCTGCTCACGATGACACTACAAGTGTACCTGCACGATTTGACGCAATTATTGAAGATGGTGCTACTGCTTTTGTATATCAGTATAGAGGAGAGACATCTCAATATCAACTTAACTTTGCTCGATTTGAACAAGGTATTAAAAATATGCAGACCCTATTAGTTAATAAATATGAATATATGCGTTCTACATATATACCAAGAACGCCAACGAATGTAATTGATTTAGACGCAAGAGTAATGTAACATGCCCGATCAGTCCCAAGTAGCACCAGTAGCATTTAACTGCCAAGGTGGATTAGTTTTAAACAGATCTACTTTTATGATGCAACCGGGAGAAGCTTTAGAACTACAAAACTTTGAGCCTGACATTGAAGGTGGATACAGAAGAATAAATGGTTTTAGCAAATATTTAAGTGCAGTAGTACCATATACAAGTTCTGCCAGTGAAAAAGTATTAATGGTATGCACCTTTGGTGACTTGGTAGTTGCAGCCAGAGGAGAAAAGATATTTAGTGGCACAGCAGGTGGTTCTAGTTGGACAGAAAGAGATACAGGTAGAACGAGTGCAGGTAAATATAACTTTGAACGATTTAATTTTGACGGTAATGATAAATTAATAGTTGTTGACGGAGCAAATGCTCCTACGTTTTTTAACACATCAATGTCAGCAACAGATGTAAGTAACAGTGACGTAGCAGGTTCTAAGTTTGTGACAGCATTTAAAAGTCACATGTTTTACGCAGGAAAGTCTGCTACACCACAGACACTCGTATTTAGTCAGCCTTTTGATGAAGACGCTTTTAGTAGTGGTAGTGGTGCAGGAAGCATAAAAGTAGATGATACTATTACAGGACTAAAAGTTTTCCGTGATAATTTATTTATCTTTTGTGAAAACAGAATATTTAAACTAAGTGGTAGTAGTTCTAGTGATTTTGCCATATCAGCCGTAACAAGAGACATTGGTTGTATAAACGGAGACACAATACAGGAATTTGCAGGTGACTTGATATTCTTAGGACCTGATGGTTTGAGAACGGTTGCAGGTACAGCAAGAATTGGTGACGTTGAACTAGGTACGATTAGCTCTAATGTGCAGTCTATATTTGATGACAACCTATCAAGTGCGTCTGAGTTTGAGAGTGTAGTAATACCAGACAGAACGCAGTATAGAATATTTTTTACGAAATCAGCGACAGCACAAAATAGCACAAAAGGTGTAGCATGTGTTTTAAAGGGACAGGCATTTGAGTTTTCAGAGTTAAGAGGTATACGTCCTGCATGTACAGATGGATTTGTTAAGTCAGGAGATGTTATAATACTACACGGTGACTATTCAAACGGTTACATCTACAGGCAAGAATCAGGCAATACATTTGATGGCACAGCAATAAACGCTAAATACAGAAGCCCTGACATGACGTTTGGGGACGCAGGTATACGAAAGCATATGCAACGTGTTATTATTAATTATGCACCTGAATCAACTATAGACGCTGATTTATTTTTAAGGTATGACTATGAAGCTAAAGACTCAGCAAGACCTGCAGCTTACGAACTAGACTCAAGTGACATCGCTGCTGTATATGGAGTAACTTCATATGGCAGTTCATCTAGTAGCTTTGGTACATATGGTGGTGCATCACAGCCACTCGTAAGACAAGCAGTAGAAGGTTCAGGTTTTGCAGTAGCATTAAGAGTAAATGACGGTGGTGAAACAGCACCATATTCGTTAAAAGGATTTCAGTTAGAATATCAAGTAGGAGCAAGAAGGTAAATGGGAGCAACATACACAAGACAGTCTTCATACTCTGACGGTGATACAATCACAGCGGCACATACTAATGACGAGTTTAATCAGTTATTAGCCGCCTTTGCATCAAGTTCAGGACACACACACGATGGTACTACTGCTGAAGGTGGTCCTATTACTAAACTATTAGGTAACACACTTACCTTTGGTGCAGGTACAGCAGGAACAGACATTACCATAACCTTTGATGGTGAAACATCAGATGGTGTAATGAAATGGATGGAAGACGAAGACTACTTTGAGTTTTCTGATGATATACTTGTAGCATCTACAGAAAAGCTACAATTCCGTGACACAGCTATCTACATCAATTCTAGTACAGACGGACAGCTAGACCTTGTAGCTGACACAGAGATACAGATTGCAGCCACAACTATTGACATGAATGGTGCTTTAGATTTATCAGGCAACCTTACTGTTGGTGGTTCATTTACTTTAGGTGGTAATCCCTTAACTTCAACAGCCACAGAGTTAAACTTATTAGATGGTGTATCAGGGTTAGTACAAGCAGACTTTACAAAATTAGCTGCTGTTGATTCTACAGCTACAGAACTTAACATAGTTGATGGTAACACATCCATAGGAACAACTACTGTATCAGACGGACATGGTATTGTAATGAATCATGGTGGCACTATGGCACAAACTACTGTGCAAACTTTAGCCGCCTATCTTGATGATGAAATTACAGCAATGCCTAACCTTGTGTCAACAGGTGCATTAAACAGTGGTTCTATATCAAGTGGTTTTGGTGCAATAGATAATGGTTCATCAGCAATAACAACCACAGGCACAGTTACATACGGTAGTTTATCTGATGGCTCAATAACTATTACAGCATTTGTAGATGAAGACAATATGGCTTCTAACAGTGCTACTCTTGTACCTACACAGCAATCTGTAAAGGCTTACGTTGACACACAGTTAACAGCAGAAGACTTAGATATAACCACTGACAGTGGCACTATTGATATTGACTTAGACAGCGATACACTGACCATTGCAGGTGGTACAGGTTTGTCTTCTAGTGCTTCATCAACAACAGTTACAATGGCAGTAGACGCTGCTCAAACAGGAATTACTTCTGTAGTAAACTCAAGTTTAGAATTAGGTAGAGATGCAGACAATAGAATAAAGTTTGGAACAGACAATCAAATTATCTTTGAGGTAGACGGTGGTGATAATGTAATATTTAAAACAAGTGGTGAGATAGAAGCTAGTTCTTTAGATATCAGTGGTGGTATAGACGTTAACGGAACAAGTGATTTAGACAACACAGATATAGATGGTACGTTAGTTGTAGATGGTTCTAATATATCATTAGACAGTACATCTACATTAAATATAGATAACTCTAATACATCTAATGGCATAACAATAGGAACAGCCACATCGGGTGTTCCAGTATCCATTGGTCACACAACGTCTGAAACTACAGTAAACGACAACCTAACTGTTACAGGTGACTTAACTGTATCAGGAACAACAACCACAGTAAACTCAACCACTGTAAATCTAAATGACCACAACATCGTGTTAGACACTGGTAATACTACATCTGCTGTTATAAACGGTGCAGGTATAACAATAGAGGGTGGTAGTGGGGATGACGCTACATTTAGCTACAACACTACTGGTCCTAAGTTTGAACTAAAACTAGGGTCTAGCCATGAGAGTTTACAAGTTGACCAACTTATCGCAGACTCCTTAGATATAGGCAGTGGTGGTGTAGATGTTAATGGTACACTAGAAGCAGATGCTATAACTGTAGGTGGTACAGCACTTAACACCGTGATTGCAGGTGTAACAGTAACAAATGCAACAACTGCAGCCGTAGCAACAACGGTAACTATTAGTGATAATGAAAGCACAAACGAAGACAACGCTATTATATTTACAGCAGGTGGTGATGTAGACGGTGGAAACATAGGATTAGAGTCAGATGGTGATTTAACATACAATCCTAGCACAGGAAGGTTGACAGCGACACAATTATCTGGTACACTACAGACTGCTGCCCAAACAAATATTACATCACTTGGCACACTTACAGCATTAACAACAAGTGGTAAGCCTGTACACGATGCAGGTATCTCTGTAAAGAATGGAGCAACATCAGCAGGATTTGTAGAGTTCTTTGAGGATTCTGATAATGGAACTAACAAGGTAACGCTTATAGGACCTTCATCTACATCAGACATAACACTGACACTACCAAGTAGTGCAGGTACTATCGCAACTACAACAGTAGCATCTAATGACGCTACAGCATTAGCCATTGCACTAGGATAAGGAGAAAAAGATATGGCAAATACATTTAAAGTAGTAACAAAGGCAGGAGTAACTTCTGCAGATGTTATCTACACAGCAGGTAGTGTTGACGCTACTATAGTGTTAGGATTGATGTTAGGTAATACAACAACAAGCCAAGTCACTGCTACAGTTTCACTAGGCTCAGATACAACAGCTAGAGCAGGAGCAAACAACGAAGCTAATGAAACTGTAGAGTTAGTAACTAATGCACCAATACCTGCAGGTTCATCATTAGAACTTCTTGCAGGTAATAAAGTAGTTTTAGAAGACACAGATACAATTAGTTTAACAGCATCTGGTGCAACAGATATAGCACTATCAATCATGGAGATAACATCATAATGGCATATGTGGGTAATGCAATAGCAACTACATTCAGCGCAATACCATCCGTACAAAGGTTTAATGGTGATGGCTCTGACACGACATTTACGCTGTCACAGACAGTCTCTAATGTTCAAGATGTTTTAGTATCTGTAGACGGTGTAGTGCAGGACAGCAGTGCTTATACAATCCCTGACGGTACAACACTGACCTTTAGTGCAGCACCTTCATCAGGAACAGGTAACATCTTTGTCAACTACCTTGGTCTAACAGATGGTAGTGTCACAGCACCTGAAGCAAACAAGGGTAACTTCAAGCATGGTGGTATGTTTAGAACCAATGCACAGTCGTTAGATACAAATGTCACAATAGAAGCTACAGAAAATGCCAACGTCACTGGTCCGTTGACTATATCAAGTGGTGTGACACTGACTGTCACATCAGGAGGGAATTTAGCAATACTATGAGCAATCTTCTAGTACAAAATATAAAGCATACAAATAACACTACGGCTATGTCTGTGGATACAAGTGGTAATGTGACAGCATCAGGTAATGTTACTACAACAGGTAATACTGCTGTT